TGTGACGACATCATCGATGAAATCGGCCACGAAGAAGCGGGCACGCTTATTGGTAAAGCGTTCCAATTGATGCAGCCCAAGCCGAAAGGCGGTGAAAGCCGCCCCACGAAGGCGACGGCTGGGTCGACTGGCCGTCGCTGATTTCTGCATGGATCGAGGCCGGTCAACCGTATGAGTTGTTCTGGGATCTGACCCTTTATGAGGTCAGCCTTGTCATCGAGGGCGTGACGAGCGCTCGAAAGCGGGAAAGGGATGAATATCTCTTCCTTGCTTGGCATACGGCTTATCTGACGGCCTACGCGCCGGAAAAATCCAGCAAGTTCACCAAGCTCGAAAAGCTGATTGGCGACCCTCCTGTTCCAACCGGCCGGCGAATGTCGCCTGAGCAGATCGAGGCAGTCACCAGGGCATGGCTTGGTTCTCGCCATCGAAACAACAGGTAGAAACATGGCAAACGCTGTCATCGGCGCCCTTCGCGTCAATCTGGGCTTGAATACTGCTGAGTTTGAAGAGGGCTCCAAGCGCGCTCAGGCGCAGGCGGGCAAGTTCGGCTCGGCAATCAAGACAGCGTTTGTTGCAGCTGCGGCTGCGGCGGCTGGAGCACTTTCCGGTCTTGCTGTAGCCCTCGGCAGCACATTGGGTGCAGTCGATGATATCGCAAAGCGCGCCCAGATCTCCAACACGACGTTTGAGGATTTTCAGCGTCTGGCGTTTGCTGCGCGGTCTGTGGGTATCGAGGGAGATAAGCTTGCCGATATTTTCAAGGATGTGAACGACCGGATTGGCGACTTCAATCAGACTGGCGGCGGTCCGATGAAGGATTTCTTCGAGAACATCGCGCCGAAGGTTGGTCTGACCGCCGATGCGTTCAAGAACCTGTCTGGGCCGCAGGCGCTGCAACTGTATTATGACAGCCTCAAAAAGGCTGGCGCCAACCAGCAGCAAATGACCTTCTATCTGGAAGCGATGGCATCCGATGCGACCGCCCTTATTCCGTTGCTGGAGAAGGGCGGTGAAGGTTTCAGGAAACTTGGCGAGGGGGCGTCCGTCATCTCGAAGGAGACCGGCGAGCAGCTGCGCGGCTTCAATCAGTCTATGCGAAATGTTGGTCAGGCGATCAGTGATGTCGCTCTTGCTGCTGTTGCCTCTCTGGCTCCGGCGCTTGTCGTGATTGGCGCGGGTCTCGATGCGTTTTCGAAAGCGCTGCGCGACCTTATCCAATATCTGCCGATGATCGCGGAATATGCTGCGGTGGCCGGTGGAGCATTGGCCGTGATGTTCGCGCCTGCAATCCTGTCGGCTGTAGGCAGCCTTATCATCGCTATTGGATCCGGCCTTGTTGGTGCGGTCCAGATGCTGACCGCTGTTATCGTCGCCAATCCCCTCGGCGCGCTTGCCGTGGGTATCGCGGCGGCAGTGGTTGCGATTTATCATTTTCGCGATGAGATCCAGAAAGCGCTTGGCGCGGATGTTGTTCAGATCGCAAAGGATGCGGCCAACTTCGTCATCGGGTCGTTTGTTGCTGCATTCGAGGATATCAAATTCGTCTGGCAGAGCTTTCCGAACATCATCGGAGCTGCGGTAATCGGTGCGGCCAACCTGGTGATCAAGGTGGTCAACGATATGGTGAACGGCGCGAAAATGGCCGTGAACGATCTGATTTCCGCCGTCAACCATATTCCGGGCGTCAGCATCGAAGCGCTGGCGACGGACGGCAAGGCTGTCGATGAGATTGCCAATCCGTTTGCCGATGCGCTTTCCGGTGCGGTCGATCAGCGGAACGCCGCAGTGAGTGCCGCGCTCAACCATGATTATATTGGTCAGCTCGGCAAAGCATTCGAGGGTGCGACCCCTGCTGCGGTCAATTTTGGCAATGCGATTGGGGGTGTCAATAAAGAGTTAGCCGCCGGATCCGGCGATGGTGGAAAGAAAAAGGGCGGAAAGTCTGAGGCCGAAAGGTACGCTTCAATTATTGATGGTGCAAACCGTCGTATTGCAAGCCTGAAGGCGGAGCAGGAGGCAATCGGCTTAACCGAGGAAGCCGCCGCAGCTCTTCAGTATGAGACCGAACTCCTAAATCAGGCCCAGCAACGTGGCATCACTCTTTCTGCCGCCCAGAAGACAGAGCTTTCCGGTCTCGCTCAGGCGATGGCCTCGATCGAGGTCGCAACCGAGAAAATGCGGGAAGCGCTGGATTTTGCGAAGGATGCAACGAATGGCTTCCTGTCCGATTTCCGGCAGGGGCTGGCTAATGGCGAGGGTGTCTGGAAGTCGTTCGGTAACGCTGCGTTGAATGTCCTCAACAAGATCATCGACAAGATCCAGACGCAGTTTGTCGACGCGTTGTTTTCTGCAAACAGCATTCTTGGTGGCGGCGGCGGGAAAGGCGGCGGTGGCCTGTTCGGCAATCTGTTTGCAGGTCTTGGCAAACTGTTTGGCTTTGCTCGCGGCGGTACCATTCTTCCCGGCGGCGCTGGCGGTATCGACAGCCAGCTTGTCATGTTTCGCAAGTCTCCGAATGAGCGTGTCGACATCACAAAGCCAGGACAGACCCTCGCAGCTGGATCTGGGGGCGTCGCTCGGGTGATTGTCGGGGTCGATCCGAACAATGGCAGCATCCGGCCTTATGTCGATACCAGCATCCGGCAGGCTACCCCCGGCATCCAATCGGGAGCCGTGGGGCAAGCGAACCGTATGGCTCCCGGCGCGGTCGCGAACTATCAGGCGACGAAGGGCGGAGGAGACTACCGTAATGGCTGATATTCTGGTCTGGCCGAAGGATCTACTGACGCCACTGGCCTGCTTTTCGAACATTGTGCCGTTTACACGCAGTGGCGGCCGGTCGCTTGGCGGATTTGATGCCTCGGTCAGAACGGACCTTGGCTTTTGGTCTGTCGAATTGTCGGATGTCCCGGTTTCGTCTGTTGCCCAGCGTCGCACATGGTTGGCAATTCGCAAGGCGCTCGGTGGCCGATCAGGATTGATTGCCGTGCCGGTCTGGTCGCAGGATGTTGCGCCATTCGCGTCGGGAAAATTCGAGCCACCCACTCTGACGCCTCACAGCGATCAGACGCCGTTTTCGGATGAGACGTTTTATCGGCAAGGGTCTATCTCCATTCGGAGTGCGGGGGTGACAGGTATCGGGCAAGCGATCATTCGACTTCGGGTTCTGAATGGATCGCCTGACCTTGCTGGTGTTCGTTTTTCATACGCGCACGCGCTTTATGAAACGGGTCCAATCATTGAGGCTGACGGGGATGTTGTCACCGTCTCGATCTCTCCGACAGTCCGCGCCACCATCCCTGACGGAGTGGAGCTGGAATTCGATGACCCTACCTGCCTCTGTCATCTTGCGTCTGACGATCAGATGGCAGCGGGCGTTGATGCAGTACCGTTCGAAAGGCGTTCGGTGTCGTTCGTGGAAGCGAACGATTATTGGAACCAGTTGGCTCTGGGGCTTGTGTGATGGCAATCAAATCGCTGCGTGTTCTATGTCAGGTGGATCTTCCCTCCGGACCTATCCGCATGTGGGACGGCTCGGGCGGGCCGTTCGTGGACAGTGAGGGGAACGTTTACCGGTCCTGTATCCTCACTGAGGATGCCATCGACACAATCGAGATGGCGATCAATGCGGAAGCCTTCACGCTTGCGCTGGTCATTTCGGGTATCGACCAAAAAACATCGAACAGCATATGGGCGGACTACCAGGCGAAGGTCATCAAGGGTTCCCGCATGCGGATCATGCTTCAGGCATGTGATGAGTATGAGCAACCGGTAGGATCTCCGAAGATTGCCTTCACGGGCAAGATCGACAATCTGATTTTCACGGATGCCGCCAACAGCGAGGGCATCCGTTCGAGCATCACGGTCGAAATCACTAACCGTTTTACAATGCGAACTTTAACCAGCGGCGCGGTGCTATCTGACATTGATCAGAAGGCGCGATCGGCGGTTCTCAATCCAGGCGCACCTCCGGATCGCTTTTGCGAACGTGTGCCTTTGCTTCGTGACAAGACGATCCGCTGGCCGAGTTGGTGAACAATGGAAGCGACGCTGCAAGAGTTCTTCCGGGCCAACGGTGAAAAGCCCTGGTCTCCGGGTACGGTCGACTGCTGCATGTTTCTGGCGTCTTGGGCAATCTGGCTCGGTCACAGCGATCCCGCACAACACATGCGGGGTTCCTACGACACCGACGAGGGCTTTATGGCCATCATCCGCAACGCCGGCGGCGTTGTTCCTTTGGTTGAACGCTGCGCGGTATCGATCGGCGCTAAGCGGCTGCAACGACCTGTTTGCGGTGCTGTCGGCGTTATCGGGAGTACCGTCAATCCCCTTCATCAATGGGGTGCGATCTTCGACGGAGCACGGTGGAATGTCCGCTTCATCAACAAGATTGGCCCGATGACGGCTGCGCCTCTGGCAATCTGGAGTATTTGATCTTGACCGGAATTATCGAACTCGGCGCGCTGATCATATCCTCTCTGTCTACAACAGTCCTCGGGGCGAACCTCTTATATCTGGGAACGTACGCGCTTGCTTACGCTGGTCTGGCCGCTGGTGCTTACTTGCTCCAGTCCGCCTGGATGTCGAAGCCGTCTGTACCAAGGCCCGAAGATGGGTCCTATAATCTGAAGCAGAACGTTCCTTCGCGTCCGTATGTGCTTGGTCGAGTAAAAAAGGGAGGCGACTATGCGTTTCTGGAAGAGGGCGGTGGTCGCGCGTACCATATCATGGTGCACGCTGCGCACCGGATAAATGGATTTGAGCAGCACTATCTCCACGACACGGCTGTCACAGTCGGGCTCGACGGCACTGTGCTGAGCGGGTCGACGGCGGGTTATGTCCTGATCTTTACGCGTGATGGCCTACCGGCCTCGACAGTCTATACCCAGGTGAGGGATATTTTCCCGGATATCTGGACCAACGATCACCGGGGCGATGGCCTCGCCACAACGTATATGAGGGTCAATACGGTTCGGCAGGAGGATCACCTCAAGGTGTTCCCTAACTCGATGCCGGAACACTCCGCTGTAATCCAGGGAGCGCTACTTTACGATCCGAGAAAGGCAAACTCTCACGATCCGAATAACCCGGAAACATGGGAGTATTCCGAAAACCTTGCGCTAATGCGGCTCTGGCACCTCACGCATGCTGTCGGAGGGAAACTCTCTCTCGACGACATGTACATGCCTGACTGGATCGATGCGGCGAATGTATGCGACGAGCTTGTTACCAATCGCAGCGGAGGTCAGGAGCCGAGATACCACGGCGGATTCTGGTTTCGTGCCAACAACGAGGTTACGGAAGTCGGGCGCATCGTGGATCAGGCGGCGGAGCTCGTCGTATTCGAGCGTCCAGACGGCCTGGTCGGTGTGCATCCTGGACGATTTGTCGAGCCCGATATCAGGCTGACAGAGGGGAATGTGATCAGCGCCACGCTTGATGTCAACGAGCGCGATGCCTCGACTGTACTGGCTGTAAGGGGTCGTTTCGTCGATCGAGCGCATGACTACGTGACTGTGGACGCTGCCATCTACGGTAACCCCTATCAGGCAGATGATGACAGCGAGCGCACAAAGACGCTGGAGAATGCGGCCATTCAGTCGCACAATCATTCGCAGCGCCTGCAGAAGATCACTTTTACGCGCGCCAACGCTCAAAAGGTGTCGGTGCTGGCGCAGTATGACGAGCTCACGCAAGACATTCCGTATCGCCGGTTTGTCATTGTCCATTGCCCTCCGAAAATGGAAGAGGCGGTGATCGAAATAACCTCGACGCCGAGGGTTTCGCTTCGCAACATGACCGTTGAGTTCTCCGGCATTATCGTTCCGCGATCACTCTATGGTTTCGTCGCAGCTCTCGAGGAGGGGCAGCCGCCATTCTCTCCTGTAAAGGTTGATCCTTCGGGTGTTCCTGTGCCCGTGGATTTTCTCGCGACCATCCAGACGGAAGTCGTCGCTGGCGGTGCTACGGCAGCTTTTGCGAGGGCCACGTGGGCACCGATCTCGGATGTGCTTACCTATGAGTTCGAGTGGGAGCCGACAGACGGGTCTGAAGCGCCACGTTCTACGTCTTCAAAGGCCGGCGCTAACGAGGCCAGATCGTCTTATCTGGTTGACGGTCAGCAATATCGCTTTCGTCTTCGGTCATGGGGCGGTGGCACGCCGTCGACATGGACCGGCTATCAGGTGGCGACGGCGACGGCGGATCCAGTCGCACCTGGTGCGGTGGCATCCGTCAGCGTATCGACGGGTATCGGACAAGCGCTGTTCGAATGGACGGCGCCAAACTCGGCGAACTACTATGCCTGCAGGATCTACATAGGCACAACAAACGCCCTCGTGGATGCAACTCTGGTCGCTACCGAGTACGGGCCTCCGAGTGCGGTTGATAACCGGAGGGTGCTGGGTCTGAGCGCGGGCACCTACTACGGCTGGCTAGTTGCGATCAATCCGTCAGGCCGGCCCGCTGCGGCCGTGCCGACCGGAGCATTCGTAGTCTCGTAGATAATCCAACATTGATTGAGAGCGTCGCCTAAGGCCCGCTTTCGCATGGAGAGAATTAATGGTCGACATCACCGCGGCTGAGGTCTTTCGCGATTTTGAAACTGACGGCATCCCGTCATCTGGGCCGCATAATCCGCGCAAGTCGGATATTCGTCGTTGGGGCAAAGGTATCGAGGCTGTCCTTGGGGCGACACTGGCGAATGGCAGCCTGATTTATGCGACAAGGGCGGCCATACAGGCTGACCTCGCGCACGCCGCGAATGCGATGGCGTGGGTATTGAGTGACCCCGTGACTGAAAATAACGGGATCTACATGAAGGTCGGTGTCAGCGGGTCCGGTTCCTGGACGCGATTGGGAGACCTTCCTTATTCCTTCATCGTGGCGTCCAATACTGGCGAGGGATCGCCGGATGCTATAGTCGCGACGACCGCTATTCCAATCTCTGGCTCGGCGCTTATCATCTTGCCGATCGCCGAGACAAACTTGGCCTCTCCTGTGACGGTCTCATTCAACGACGATGATGCCCTTACCATAAAGACGAACAGCGGCAATGACCCTTCTCCAGGCGGTCTCGTCAGTGGAATGTCTGTCCTCGGTCTACGATCTGGATCGACATTCAGGCTGGTCAACGACCAGGTATCCTCTGCGATAGTGGCTGCTGCGGAGGCGGCGGCAGAAACGGCGGCCGAATACGCTAGCCTCGCCCGCAATGATTTCGTATGGCGGCAGTTTGCTGGTGACGGCGTCAACAAGAGTTTTGACCTTGGTGCCGATCCGGGATCCGCACAGAATGTGTTCGCTTTCGTCGAGGGCATCAGGCAGACGAATATTTCGCTGAGCGGAACGGTCATCACGTTTGATGAAGCTCCGCCGTCGCCGTCACCAGGTGGAGAAGCCGTCAACGTCAAGTTCGCGTTCGGGTTTCGCGTCGCTGTAGGAACTCCGGCAGATGGTTCCATCACGACGCCGAAGCTCGGCGCCGGATCTGTTACGCCTGAGAAGCTGGCGCAAGTTACCGGCGCTCGTAACGCCGTTCTCAACCCACGTTTCCTGTGCAACACGAGAGCTGTTGCAGGCGCAGTGACGCTTGCGGCCGGAGCGCGTGGACACGACTGCTGGAAGGCTGGCGCCGCAGGGTGCACGTACAACTTCGTTAAGACAGGCAATCGTGTGGTCTTGACGATTACCGCGGGCTCTCTGGTGCAGGTTATTCCTGGTGATGATCTGGAGACCGGAAACTACGTGCTGTCCTGGTCGGGGACGGCACAAGGCAGGATTGATGGCGGTAGTTTTGGCGTCAGTGGTGCTCCATCGGCCGCGATGACGGCTGGGACGAGCGCCACAATTGAATTCAACGCGGGCACGTTGTCGTATCCTCAGTTCGAACTGGGTTACGTCACCAAGTTTGACCTGAGGCCCGCCGGTGATGAGCGCAGCCGTGTTGAGAGATGGATAAGGAAAATTCTCTTTACCGCGCAGGGTTACGCCAATGCGGCAGCGCAGGATATCTACAACGTCGTCAACTTTCCGCCGATGGCAGCGGTGCCCACGCCGACACTTGCCGGTACGGTAACGCTTGCGAACGGCACGAACCCCGGGCCAGTCGCGCTGACTGATAGTAGTTACACTTCTTTCGTGAGGTCGGTTGCCGCTGGGCAATCCTTCATGTCCGCTTCATATGTCCTCTCCTGCGAGCCTTAAAGGGTACAAACATGCTGACAAAACCATCGGCTAATATGCTCAACGGAGTGTACGACGGCGCATTTAACCGGGGGTCGCTAGGTTCGATTACCAGGCGACCCGCTTTCGACTTGATCGTTGCGCCCGACACCGTGAGTGCACGAGAGTTTGTGAACTGCGACGGAACTGATGAGACTGTAAAACTTCAGGCTGCATTTGATGCGGCCAAGAACAAGCGACTGATCCTTCCCGCCGGAAAGGTAAAGCACCGAGGTTTAGTGATCGACCCTCTGGCCAATTACTCAGTAGGAGGATGTGGTTTCGATCCTAATGGCGGGACAGGAACCGTGTTGGAAAACATTGGTACGGCAGGTGAGATCGGTATCCTAGTCAACACAAATCCCAACGGTCTTCCCGACTCTCAAATCCTCGGGCGAGACAACCTACGCCATTTCGAGAATTTTGGTTTCTTCGGGAATCGCTTCTGTGGCGACGCCTTCCAGTTCGCATACGCATTCGGCTTTAGCTTGGATAAACTGTGGGTTTCAACGCACGGCGGTCACGGTGTGTGGGGATTTCGAGCGTTTTCATCGTCAATCCGCAGGACAGTGGTCACCCACATCGGAAAACACGGTGTGTTTTTTGAAGAGATGGGGAACAAGGTTCAGCTTGATGGCGTGGTGGCGACAGATTGTTCGAAGGGCGGCGGGGGCTTTAGCAATATCTGCTTTTCTGCGACAAATTCGGCCGGTGCTTCGCTCGGAGTGGAGATATCGGGTTGTGATTGGACAGCTGGCGGTAGCGCTAGATGGGACGGAGGAGCGGATCCGCAGGGCACCGGACTCGCACTCAAATATGTCTACGGCGCATCCATTCATGGCAACTACGCAGAAATCTCGCCCAACATTTTGACGTACATTGCGAGCACCTGCAAAGCTATCGATTTCCGAGGAAACTACATGCAGGATGGGGACACCAAGGTGGAGTCCGGTGCGCAGGGGATTATTGTTGAGGCCAACCACTTCCAGAGGGTGAATGCCGGAACCCGGTTTCTTGGTGAATCAGGTCAATCAGCAAACAAGTGCCGCTACTTTGGCAACACCTATACCGGAGGCGCCACAGAGACCGTAACTGGCTGACTCACCCCGGTGTGAATTGCGGTACGCCGCCTGCCAAAGGAGAATGAATCCTTTAGCCGCATCATCGGCTTCTCAATAAGCCACCATGATATGCTGGCGCACACAATTGTCAGTGCGAGAGCAACAATATAGCTGGCAACAAAATGGTTTGTCCCAAGAAAGTGGATCGCTGCTTGCTGTATCGGGAAAGCATAGAGATACACACCATAAGAAATATCGCCAGCTTTGTGAGGGAGGCGCAAAATTTTGCTTTCCCCGGTGCAGATTGTCGCGATAGCCAGCAGCAGATACGCGGAGACAAGGGTCGTCGCCCCCCACGCGAGGAAAACGCAAACGGCAATAATTGCTTGAGCAATCGATAAAATCGAGCGGTTCTGTGACGCCAGGCCGACTATTGCGCCGGTAAAGAACAGCAGACCACAGACGCCGAGAGGTCTTGTAGTGAGCCAGTTCCACACCCGAAAGGTGTAATTGGCTGCCGGGTTATAGTGCTCGAATATCATCAACGAGAAGGACAGTGCAAGGCACATAGTCAACGCCAATATTCGGATAGTGTCGCTTCTGGCGCAAAAAAAGAGCAGCCCGATTACGAAGTATAGAGAAATCTCATAGGGCAGCGTCCAAAGTGAACCGTTGACACCGAAGCCCGGATTATTCTCAAATACACCAGGAAGGGTGTAGAGAGGATCGTTAAACGCGATGAGGATGTTCCGGAACAGAAAATCCCGAGTCATCTGCGAACCAAAATACTCGGACGTAGAGACGGTTGTGACCAAAGCGCCCAGAAGTACCATGAACAACACGTTGACGGTGAGGCCGGGCATGATCCGCACTGCCCGCTTCCACAAAAAGGACCATATCTGGGGGTCGCGGTTCGCGCTTTTTGCGACGAGATAACCGCTGATCGCGAAGAACATGCCAACGCCAATACCTGAGTACGGAGTATTGAACCAAGGAAGCTTTGATTCCGGAACGCCGTTCAGCGCGTAGTGATGTGTATGAAAAACTAGAAGCGCCGCAATTAGACGCAAAGCGTTGAATGAATTCTTTTCTAGCACCACAGCTGCAGCCTCCAACCTGCGACTGTTTCTACCGTCGTGGATTCACTTTGTAAACGAATACGGCTGAAAGTTGCGATCGGCTAACCGGCATTTTAGCAACTCTTGGCGCTGGACGCCCAGGAAGTTTCCCGGCAAATTATCGGAACAATGAGATTTGCTCAAGTGGCCGGTTGCGTAACCCCGCGCCTATGAAACAAAAGAGGCCCGTCGCTCCGCCAAGCGCCGGGGCCTCAATACCACAGCCTGTTTCCGGGGACTTGCGGTGGCTTGCTCATACAGGCTGGAAACCGAAAACAAAAGACCCGCGCAACTCGGGGGACGGTTTTGCGCGGGTCTTTAGGCCATGGAGTTGGGGACATGGCGCGCTCTTAACACGCTGGCTGACTAAAAGTTCCGCGGCACCTCTAACCAACAATTAGGAGAAGCCCTATGACGGCTGTAACTGCCGCGCATACGCGCGCGGCTGCGAAAACGCGCGTGAATGAAAGCAATCTCAACTCGGTGATGATGGCGCTGCACAAGTACGGCGCTGAATTCGGCCTCGATCTGCCGCATCGAGCCGTCGCCTTCCTCGCGCAGCTGCTGCACGAGAGCGGCTCGTTCCGGTATGATCGCGAGATGTGGGGTCCGACGCCTGCGCAGGAGCGATACGATACCCGCGTCGATCTCGGCAACACGCCGACCAAAGATGGTGACGGCTACAAGAACCGGGGGCGTGGCCCCATTCAGTTGACCGGGGGCTATAACATCCGGGCCTTCTATGAATGGTGCAAGCGCAAGGATCTTAATCCGCCAGACTTCGTGTCCAATCCGGATCGGATCAACACAGATCCGTGGGAAGGGCTTTCCGCAATCTGGTACTGGGACGAAGGCAACCCGGATCACAAGAGTCTCAACCGCTATGCCGATCGCAACGACGCCGAGATGATCACCCGGCGCATCAACGGCGGGCTGAACGGATACGCCGACCGTTTGGATTATTACACTCGACTCGGTCTCGTGGTGCTGGGGTACGATGTCAAAGATGTTCGTGGCTTTCAGGGCGCTGCAAAGCGGGCAGGGTATTACAAGGGCAACCTGGATGGGCTGGATGGTCAGCAAACGCGAGCTGCTATACATCTGATGCTTGTCGATCTCGCGCCGAAAGCGCAGGTCTCACAGGTGCAGATCAAGGCCGCGCCAGTGACCGAAGAAAAACCGGTAGCCGTCACTCCTCCCAGCCTTGATGCGCCCTGGTGGAGGTCCAAGGAGGTTATCGTGCCCGTCGTAACCGGCGGTGGCCTTTCATCTGGTCTGGTTGCTATCGGCTCGATGCCCTGGGAGAACCTTGCCTTGGTTCTTCTGGCGTTCGGTATCGCCGGCGCTTTCCTCCTCTGGCGCAAGAAGGCCGACGCAAAGGCCGTGTCCGACCAGGTCAGGGAGATGGCCTGATGTGGAAGCTCATTCCCGGTTGGGTCAAGCTCGGCGCCGCGGCGGTTCTCGGCGCGGCGCTTCTATCGATTACCTCGTTTCAGGTCGGCAAGCGAGAGGGTGAGTCTGCCGCGCAGATCGAGGCAGCAAAGGAAGCGATCAACCGCATCAATAATCTGGAGAAGAACAATGCCTCTTTCCGCAACATGTCGGATCGTCATCGTTGCCTTGTCTTCATGCGCGATAGCGGCTTGCCAGACAGCGCCTGCAACTAATGGCTCCGGCTATCAGTTTATCCGGTTCTCGGACCCGCAAGCCGCACGTCTCGCATCGCAGGATGAAATGGCGGGGCCGGCCATCAACTCAAACAACCGACAGTGCAGCCAAGATGCTAGCTGTCGCAAGTGAATGTCGGGCGTCCATCCTCATCGACCTCATCCGGTTGTTCAAGCTGAGCCGAAAGAAGGAAATGTCATTTTCCCAACCGCGATATTGCCTGGCTCGTGTATTTTCACCAAGTCACGAATTCTCATTTGGGCATCGGCGTCATTGGTCTTGGTCGACAGCCAACTCGTTAAAGCGGCACACATAGAACGTGCGAAGATGTCGATGGGAATGTAAAAAACACCTTCCAAACTCTGTACGCGTCTTTCCGATCCATCATCGGCAGGCTTCACGAAGTGAAACTTGTCGATCGCATCCTTAGCTGGCTGCCCAGAAGTATCGGATCGACCCTCGTGAGTGATGGCGCATCTGAGGGCGTAACAGTCGTCGCCCGCCAGTATCTTGTCCCCTTCCTTGAGACTGAACGATTTATCGAACCATCTTGCATATCTGTGACCCGACCTCTTCTCCCCAGGCTCGTCAATGCGGCCACATATATCGGGTATCAATAATGATAGCGCGAGTGCCGCTAGCCAGTTCTTTTGTTGGACAGCGTCTTCAATTGCTTTCCTGAAATCTTCCATGATGCCTCCGCACTTGTTTCAGGGGGGTTAGAACAAACGTGCGAGAGTATGTCGAGAACTTTGCCACCTAATGATTAACTCTCAATTGATCTGCCCGTAATGGGCTTTTTAACAATGGCATCGCAAGGGCAGACTTAACGAATGGCGGAGAATACGAACATGCAGATCAGTCGCGCTCCGAAACTGGAATGGAACCTCAATACAATCATCCAGCTTTTCACGCTCGTGGGAATGGTCGTTGGCGGCGTCGCGATCTGGGTTGACAAGAGTCGCGACATTGAGGATTTGCAAACGTGGCGACAGAGCCATGAGCAGCTTCATAAAGAACGGCTGGTGGAGGTGAAGACCATCGAGGCCCGGGCTGACGAGAGGTTCAAGAGTATTGAGGCCGATGTCCGCAGGCTTTCTGCTAAGTCTGAGAACCTCGATTATCGGATGACTAGCAGCGAGCAGGCGGTCGGCAGTTTGGTGCAGACCACCAAAGATATTCAGCAGGCTGTGTCGGCACAGTCTGGCGACCTGCGGGAGATCAAGGTGATTGTGCAGAGGATGGAGAAAGGGCAGAGGCCATAGGTGAAGGAGAAGTTGATTCGCTGTTCGTTTCGCCGATCATCTCACACAGGCCATACCTAAACGGATGATGGAGTAGAGGTACTGCCGCACCATCAGGCGTAAACGACAAGTGATCGTTATCATCACTTTGCCATGTTCCGAGATATTCTCCATCCTTCGTGACGACGGAACCGTCGTCCAGTAGGTTGATGTTGTAGTTAAGATCCATCCCGACCCATCTGGTTCCTCTGACTGGCGTTTAGTTTTGTTAATTTGCCTTTCTTTGAATGAGAGGAGTTCATTAGCCTATAATGTCAATAATCCGAACTGGTCCGCCGACGAGCACCTCGCGTTGCCCGGTCGGCGTCGCAGTCCAGTAATCTTTGAGACGTATTAGCGACTGGTCGAAATTTAAGCCCGTTCCCAGTCCCCATAAAGGCCAACTAGTTACATGCATGGCTGTGTTTGGATGAATCGGCGAGACCTTGTAGATAATTCCGGTTGGCTGTTGGGCCGCCCGGTACGCTTGTGCCTCCTCAAGAGTTGGGCAGCAAAAAATACAATCAAGCCGGGATGGTGCGCTCGGATTGTGCAACAGGCGAGAATGCTCGTAAGCCAATTCAAAGATGATTTTTGATGTCCCGTCGTTGACGCCTGCAATGCTAGTCGCCCTGACTATCCTTCCCCAGTTGCCGGACCGAATAACGCCTCCAACTTCGAGCGACATTGGTGCGCAGTGATAAAGCACCCCTTGCTCGGTTACCTCCTGTTTCGTGATGCCGGTTATCATCGGCGCGGCTCCTTGTACGGATAATGCTCCCAGCATTGCCAGGACGACTTCTCGACCTTGTTGCGGCTAAAGCCGAACCCGCCCCATTTACGACAGCCTGGATGCTCGCACCAGTGGTTCTCATGAATGCCGTCGCCGGCTTTGGTGTTTTGGTCACTCATTGATCGGCCTCCAGCTCTCGCAGTCGCCAGCCTCCGGGCGGTGGAGAGGACTTCAACTTGGTGGCGCGCTGGGTAAGCTTCGCCGCGGCAATGACCTTCGCCTCCCGTTTCGATGTCGCCTGAACGCTCACGACCCACCGGCCGGATTGAAAACGGTAGGGTTTGGGCTTGGCGCTATCGACAAACTTGCATCCTGCGATGAAAGCAAGGCGCAT